TGCTGTGCCAAGTGGTAATGATATGCACAAAGAGAAAAAACAGTTCCCTGCAGCACAACCTGGGGATAATGCAATGGCTGCTACATTTGAAGGTTTAATGGCAGAATATCAAAGATTTATTAACGAAGAGCAAAGTGAGGATGAGGGTCCTGAACAACTAAGCGAACTCAGCAAAGGCACTGTTGCGTCCTATCGCGAGAAAAAAGGTCAACGAATAATGAGAGATGTGATGAGATCGATGACCGGCGATCCGACGGTCAATCAGCCCTCCGATAAAGAGCGCGAGATGAATAAGAAAAATCTCGATCGCGCTCATGACAGATTGTCTGGTGCTAAGCCAACAACACCGCGTAAACCTTTTGGTGCAGGCGCAGGCGACTGGGTGCCACGTCCTGGCAAGTAAATATCAATTAGCAAATTTTAATTGTTGATTAAAATTATTGCTGGTTATATAGCCTCTTCGGAGGCTATTTTTATTAAATAATTAAATTATGTCAAGCAAAAATATTGATAACAAATTAGTTAAGGCTGCGCACATTACTCAAAAGTATTCCGAAAAGGATCTTGAAGATTTAACAAATTGCATAGATCCAATTAACGGCCCTCATTTTTTTCTAGAAAACTTTTTCTATATTCAGCATCCTGTTAAAGGTAAGTTAAAATATTCACCTTTTGATTATCAAAAAAGATTAATTGATAGTTACCATCAGCATAGATTTAATGTTAATTTATTACCTCGTCAGACAGGTAAAACAACAACTGCTGCGGGCTATCTATTATGGTACGCAATGTTTATACCAGATTCGACAATTCTAATTGCTGCACACAAATTTACCGGTGCTCAGGAAATTATGCAACGTATTAGATATGCCTATGAACTTTGCCCCAATCATGTTCGTTGCGGAGTAACCAGTTATAACAAACAAAGTTTAGAATTTGACAATGGCAGTCGTATAGTGGCACAAACTACAACAGAAACAACTGGTCGTGGTATGAGTTTATCATTATTATACGCCGACGAGTTTGCATTCGTGCCGCCAAATGTTGCAGCAGAGTTTTGGACTTCTATTTCGCCTACATTGGCAACAGGTGGTAAAGCAATTATTACCAGTACTCCTAATTCAGACGAAGACCAATTTTCACAAATATGGAAAGAAGCCAACAAAAAATTTGATGAATTTGGTAATGTGACTACCTTAGGAAAAAATGGATTCTTTCCATTTAGAGCACATTGGAGTGAACACCCTGATCGAGATCAAAAGTGGGCCGATGAAGAACGCAGTAGAATTGGTGAAGAAAGATTTAGGCGCGAACATGAATGCGAATTCTTAGTATTTGACGAAACACTAATTAACAGTATTAAACTTGCTGATTTAGAAGGTAAAGATCCTTTTATGAAAATGGGACAAGCACGCTGGTACAAGAAGATCAATCCGATGAATACTTATATTGTTTCTCTTGATCCTAGTTTAGGTACAGGGGGCGATCCTGCTGCTATTCAAATTTTAGAAATACCTAGTTTTAATCAAGTCTGTGAATGGCAACACAATTTAACTACAATTCAAGGCCAAGTTAGAATATTAAGAGATCTATGCAATTACATCAACGACGAATGCACTAAAAAAGGAGTTCAAGCCAGCATTTATTACAGCGTAGAAAATAATACCGTAGGTGAGGCTGCTTTAGTTGCTATTGAAGAAATAGGTGAAGAAAGTATACCCGGATTGTTTTTAAGTGAACCTATTAAAAAAGGACACGTTCGAAGATTTAGAAAAGGATTTAATACAACACATTCAAGTAAAATTGCAACTTGTGCAAAATTAAAACATTTAATCGAAAGTGATAGATTAAAACTATTTTCAAAACCTTTAATTTCTGAGTTAAAAACATTTGTAGCAAAAGGAATTAGTTTTGAAGGAAAAGTTGGGGCAACCGACGATCTTGTCAGTAGTTTACTTTTAGCCGTACGAATGACTATGATGTTACAAGATTGGGATCCGGCAATTTATGATAAACTGCGTGAAGAACGTGATGATGAATTCGTAATGCCCATGCCTATTTACATTAGCAATTATTAATAAATAATGATATGAAACCAATACAAATAATCAGTCAAGATTTGTTTGACAAAGTAAGAAGTCGATTTCAAAATTTAGAAATGGGTGATGAAACGGGAGCCGTTACTATCGATCCTGCAGAAGCAAAATTTTTCGATTTTGATTTTATATATGAAGGTACGAATCTTGGAAGAGTAAGCATTAGCATAAATGACTTAGGTAGTTTAAAAATTTATTATAGTCAAGGAATTACAGAAAACAAAGACGATGTCAGTAAACGACTTTGGTATGACTTTTTAAAAGAAATGAGACTTTTTGCAATGCGTAGACTTTTAAGATTTGATACTAGGGATATTACAAAGACAAATTTAGACAAAACCGACTTTCAATATTTGGCATCAAAAAGTCCAAAGGAAGAACCCGCTATGAAAATGAATGAATCTAGATGGATGCTTGAAAAAAGCAGTAAAAAAACTAGCCGTGCAGTTAAAGGACGTACCCAGGTAATTGTTCGACATACTGAATCTATGGCAGAAAAACGTCTTGGAGAAAGAAGCAACCCAAGAAGAATTAAGGCAATTTATATTGAAAATTCAGAAGGTGAAAGATTTAAGTATCCGTTTATTCATACCGCAGGTGCATTTGCAATGGCACAACACGTAGATCATGGTGGCATTCCTCATGATCCTGCTGGTAAAGCCATTATTAGAATGAGTGAACAAATTGCTCAATTACAAAGTTTTCAAAGACAGGTTCAAAAACAACAATTGCATGATGATGCAATGGGTATCACTGAACGAGCAATTAATAAACTACATGAATTAAAAGTACAAATTGAAGCATTAAGTAAAAGGCATCATTATGAGTCCTGGATTGAGTCTTTTGAAGGACAAGAAGAACCATTGATGGCAGAATTAGATCCTGTTACCATGGAAGACTATAAGTCTAAATTTACACAAGTAGATTTTAAAGAAGAACTTGCAAATTATTTTCCATTGATACATAGTATCATGCAAGAAACAAACAAAATAAATTTAGAACAATACGTTGGCGAAGAACTTGAAGGAAAAGAAAACGAAATTTCGTTAAATGGAAAAGCAGTTGATCGAAGCAGTTTAGAAATTGACGGAGTTCATCGATGGGATCATCCAGATTACGCCGATGCATATTTTTCTTATGGAGAATACACAGACGGAACTCCTTTAGGTGACGAAGAATTAGAAGCATTGACCAGTGAATACGGTGATATTCTTAATCAAATGGCACATGATTCCATGCACGAATCAAACGATCCAATGCAACAATTTGAACAATGGGCAGAAGCAGTAGAACAAGGTAAACTTGCACCTGATCAAATTCAAGCATTAGCAGAAAAACTAAGGCAAATGGAAGAAAGCGGGCAACCTTTAGAGTTTGGACCCGAAGGAACTACTGCAATTGCATTTTTTGCAGAGTACGGAATTAATTACGAAAATTTACCAGAAACTCAAATTGATGCATTAGAGGAAAAATTAAGACAAGATGCAAAAGATGCAGCCTTTGACGAAACTGCTAGCCCAGTTAATACATTAAAAATTTGGGCAAAGGAACATCAACCGGATTTAGTAGCAGAATTAGGTTTAGAAGAACCCGCTCCAGAAGAACCACCTGCTGAACCAGCACCCGCTCCAGAAGAACCACCTGCTGAACCAGCACCGGAGCAACCTGTTGCAGAAGGTAAAGACAACAAGTGGATTCACGAAGTTGCAAAATTAGTAAAAAGCAGGTATAACGCTACAAATGAAAGCGTTGGCCCATTTAACGGTGTTGAAAACATTGCACTAGATGTAAAGAAAGAAATAAGTGAAAAGTTTGGTGAAGATCTTGGTGAAAAAGCAGAAATGGTTGCCAAACAATTTATGGAAAAACTTACTAGAGAATGGGAAGAAAGACACGGTAAGTCGGCTAATCTTAGTGTAGATCAAGATGATGGTTTAGCAAGACTTAAGGAATTGTTAGGAAATGTTAAACAAAAAGTAGAAAGTATTGATCCAAAAAATCCTAGAGATTACGAGAGACCAGCAGTTGATAGAAAAGCAGCCGGCGAACCTCCTTTAACACTTAGGGATATAGATGACAAAGACAACGCAAGTCCAACAACTGCTGCCGGTCTGGCAAAAAGTAAGGCAGAATTAGGCATTGATGAAAATGTGGATGATATTCTAAAATTATCTGGTTTGGCAAAATAACCATATTTTTATAATCTTTTAACTTGCAATTATAAATAAGACTGTGTATAGTTAAGACTATGCACAGTTTTTCTTTTTAGTCAGTGGGCTAAAAAGAAGAGGCAAACTAAAGGCATAACATTAAGGAGAAACATTATGGCAACTTTAGCAGAAATTCGCGCTAAACTTCAACAAAGCGCACAACAAGCCGGCGGCGGCGCCGGTGGCGACAACGCAATCTTTCCACACTGGAACATCCAAGAAGGCACTACTGTAACAGTCCGTTTTTTACCGGATGGCGATTCAAATAACACATTTTTCTGGATTGAACGTGCAATGATCAATTTGCCGTTCGCTGGTGTAAAGGGTGAAACTAACTCTAAGCCAGTGACTGTGCAAGTCCCATGTATGGAAATGTGGAATGAAACTTGTCCAATTCTTACAGAAGTTCGTCCGTGGTTCAAGGATAAAAATCTTGAAGAAATGGGTCGCAAGTATTGGAAGAAAAAGAGTTATTTGTTCCAAGGATTTGTTGTTGACAGCAAGTTTAAGGAAGATAAAACTCCTGAAAATCCTATTCGTAGGTTCATTATCGGTAGTCAAATTTTTAACATCGTTAAGAATGCACTAATGGATAGTGAGATTGAAGAACTACCTACTGACTTTGTTCGTGGTCTTGATTTCAAGATTGCTAAGACTAGCAAAGGTGGTTATGCTGACTACAATACTTCTACTTGGGCTCGTCGCGAACGTGCTCTAACGGAAGATGAACAGGCAGCAATCAAGCAGTATGGTTTGTTTAACCTTAAGGACTTCTTGCCTAAGAAGCCCGGCGAAGTTGAACTCAAAGTTATTAAAGAAATGTTCGAAGCATCTGTAGATGGTGAGGCATTCGACATGGAACGTTGGGGTCAATACTTTAAGCCTAAGGGTTATGGTGGTAATAATAGTGATAGCGAAGGCAGCAGTTCTACTAGTCGTGCGCCTGCCCCAGCAGCAAAACCTGCCCCAGCAGCAAAACCTCAAATCACCGAAGATGATGATCCTCCGTTTGAACCAGATCCTCCTAAGACTGAAAAGTCCTCTGGAAGTGAAGCAAGCAGCCGTGCAGCAGACATCATTGCGATGATTCGTAACCGTCAAAAATCTGAATAATAGGAGATAGACTATGGGAAAGGCCTTCGATATTTCGAAGTTCCGTAAGTCTATCACTAAAAGTATTGATGGCTTAGGAATTGGTTTTAATGATCCAACAGACTGGATCTCTACTGGCAACTATGCCCTAAACTATCTTATCTCAGGGGACTTCTTTAAAGGGGTTCCCCTTGGTAAGGTAACGGTATTTGCTGGAGAATCTGGCGCAGGTAAAAGTTATATCTGCTCCGGTAATATTATTCGTCATGCACAAGAACAAGGCATTTATGTCATTCTTGTTGATAGTGAAAACGCACTTGATCAAGCATGGCTAGAAGCATTAGGTGTTGACACAAGTGACGATAAGTTACTTAAACTCAACATGGCTATGATTGATGATGTTGCAAAAACAATCAGCGAATTTATGAAAGAATACAAGGCAATGCCACAGGAAGAACGTCCTAAAGTATTGTTTGTAATCGACTCGCTAGGTATGCTTTTGACTCCTACTGACCTAAATCAATTTGAAGCCGGTGATCTTAAAGGCGATATGGGTCGTAAGCCTAAGGCACTGACTGCTCTTGTTAGAAATTGTGTAAATATGTTCGGATCGTATAATGTCGGATTAGTTGCTACTAATCATACGTATGCGAGCCAGGACATGTTTGATCCGGATGATAAGATCAGTGGTGGACAGGGATTTATCTATGCAAGTTCTATTGTTGTTGCTATGAAGAAACTTAAACTTAAAGAAGATGAAGATGGCAACAAAGTCAGTGATGTTCTAGGTATTCGTAGTGCTTGCAAAATTATGAAAACACGCTATGCAAAGCCTTTTGAAAGTGTGCAAGTAAAAATTCCTTATTCGACTGGTATGAGTCCTACCTCCGGATTAGTTGACATGTTTGAGAAAATGAATGTATTATCTAAAGTAGGTAATAAACTCGCTTATACAAGCAAACAAACTGGAGAAATTGTGGCAGAATTTCGTAAGAATTGGACTGAAGAAAAACTTATGCAAATTATGCTTGAATGGGACGAAAGCAGTATCCAAACAGTTTCTTCACAAGTTGACACATCTGAGGAAGAATAATGGAAGAGCAAACAATTATTAGTATTTGGGAAACATTTAAAGATTATATTCCAGAAAAAACTCTAAATGCGGCTGCTAGCCAATTTATTGAACTACTTCAAAAAGAGGACGTTAGCATCGAAACACTAGAAGGTTTGATGGGATATGATCCTCATCTCGATGATGCTATCCAGGATGTTATTGATGAACAAACTGCGGAAGACGAATCGGATGTTGAAGAATGGAATGACGAAAAATGGGATGACGAAGAGGATTATTGATGTCTTGGTATTCAAAAGTCAGTAAGGATATTTCAAATCTTCCTGACTGCATAGAATACTTTTATAAAGAACTAGATAATGCTCGAGCCGAGGCTAAGATACATGGAAATGTTGAAAAAGCCTCGGCTTCTTTACCTGGTATAGTTGAACAAAGGTTCAACCAACTTCAGGAAATTGAAGCAATACTTGAGTATTTGAATATTGAACTTCGAAAAATCCGAAGTAAAACTTTCAAAAAATATCTAGAGAACTATCAAAGAGCACTAAGCAGCAGAGATGTTGAAAAATACGTCGATGGAGAGTCTGATGTCGTCGATATGGAAAAAATTATCAATGAATTTGCCATGCTAAGGAATCAATGGTTAGGTATTATCAAAGCATTAGACATTAAGCAGTGGCAATTAAGTAATATAATCAAACTTAGAACCGCAGGCTTAGAAGATATTTCAATTTAACTACACACACTGTCATGTATATAGAAGATCTAATCTTAAAATTGTCAAATTCTGTCAAAATGAATCATTTTGATGAGAAAATTATTCAAAGTTTTGAAACTCAAATTTTCCTTAATTCAGGATTCACCGAAAAACAGGCAAATTTAGCAATTAAAATTTTAAACAGACAAAAAACTAAACTAGAATCAGTCTTAGGTACAAATATTGATAGTTTTTTGGCAAATCCTTCATTCAGATTGAAAAGACGTACATATATCGACTCGAAAATTATGCAAATTCATGAACACGATCGGTATCAGAAAGCAATACATTTAACTTTTCCATATAATGAAACAATTATTCAAAAAATTCGTGGAAATAAATCAAAAACTCCACTTGCTTATTGGGAGCCAGAAAAAAAATCATGGGTATTTCCATTAAATGAAGGTTCTTTGATATTTTTAAGAGAACTTTCTGAAGAATTTTCATTTCCAGTGCCCGAAGAATTGGATAATTTGTTTTCACAAATTAAAGAAGTTGAAAATTTTATAGAAAATTTTGTTCCTTTGGTAAGTATCAAAGACGAAAAAATAGTTTTTCAAAATTTTTCAAAATTTACCCCAACTATTGAAACAAATGACGTTATTGAAGCATTATTTTTTGCTCGAAAAGTTGGTATTAATACATGGGATGACAACGTTGATAAAATTTTAGTTGAAAAATTTGATCAGTACCCAATCAAAGAATTTTTAAATACTGATCCTTTGCAATCTTTTGACTTTTATGTAGAAAATCGGTCAGTTACTGACATTAAAGACATTGTAAAGAATCTCTTGCCTTCTATTTTCATAATTCCGGGAGGGAGTGAATTAAAGAAATTAAAAGAAGGTTTAGATTTGCTTGAAAAAATAGGCATTGCTTCTTCAGAGATCAGTGTTATGTTTAGGTTACCTAAAGAAACCGGTGACGAATTCAACAAATTTGTCAAAGATTCTGGATTAAACAATCCAATATCAGACAGCACAAAAGCAATTTTTATCTCAAGCAAGATACCCAAACCAGTGATCGAGTCAAATATTAAATTTAATTCTATTGTTAATTTTAACTATTATAGTGTACACTATACAATTAGAGAATTTTTAAAGAACTATCAAAATGTTATTAACGTTTATGATAAAAATCCTCAAAGGAGTATAAACTTTGCCGCATTGTAAGATTATTATCAAAGATGAAGTTAATGTTAAAATAGAAAATCTTGATCTCGATACAAGAAAGGCATTGGTACGTAAATTTAAGTATGAAGATCCCACTGCAAGGTTTCGGCCGGCCTATAAATTGGGTCGTTGGGACGGAACTATTAGTTTTTTTGGATTAGGTGGAACTACGTATCTATCAATGTTACCTCAAGTTTTAGAATATCTTGAAGAAAAAAATTATAACATTGAATTAGTTGATAATAGACACATAACTGACCTTAAATTTGATCAAATTTTTGAAGATTTTTGGGGTGAAAAAACTTGGCCTGTAGGACATCGATTTGCAGGACAACCAATCAGACTTCGAGATGATCAAGTTGAAGTTATTAACAAGTTTTTAGAAAATCCGCAATGTATTCAAGAAATTGCTACAGGATTTGGTAAAACAATTACAACTGCTACTTTAGCAAAAATTTGTGAAAAATATGGTAGAACAATCACTATTGTACCGAATAAATCACTTGTCGAACAAACAGAAGAAGATTTTATTAACTGCGGCCTTGATGTCGGAGTTTATTACGGAGACAGAAAAGATATTGGCAAGACACATACTATCTGTACTTGGCAAAGTTTAAATATTTTAGAGAAAAAATCACATGACGATGACGAAATTTTAAGTCTTGCTGAATTTTTAGAAGGTGTTCAATGTGTCATGGTTGACGAAGTTCACATGGCCAAGGCAGAAGTTCTTAAAAAATTATTGACTCAAAATTTATCAAATGCCTGCATCCGTTGGGGACTTACCGGAACTGTACCAAAACAAGATTTTGAGTTTCAGAGTCTACGTGCAAGCCTGGGAGAAGTTGTGCATCGTGTGGCTGCACACGAACTGCAAGAAAAAGGAGTTCTTGCTGAATGCCATGTAAACATAATTCAAACAGCAGAATGGAAAGAGTTTGGCAGTTACGCAGAAGAACTAAAATTTTTAGTTACAGACTCTGATAGAATGTCTTGGATTTCAAATTTAATCAAAGTAATTTCAGCATCTGGCAATACATTAGTACTTGTAGATAGAATTGAGAGCGGTGAGTTTCTAACCGAAAAACTTGCCAGCAGCGTTTTTATATCTGGTCGAGTAAAAACTAAAGATAGAAAAGAAGAATACGATGAAGTTAAAACTGCTAATAACAAGATTATTGTGGCGACTTATGGTGTGGCCGCTGTGGGTATTAATATTCCTAGGATTTTTAATCTGGTTCTTCTGGAGCCCGGAAAGAGCTTTACAAGGGTTATACAATCTATTGGGCGAGGCATTAGAAAGGCTGAAGACAAAGAACATGTAGAAATATGGGATTTGACAGCAAGCACAAAATATGCTAAAAAACACTTAACAGAAAGAAAAAAATTTTATAAGGAAGCAAAATATCCTTTTGAAATTCAGAAAGTGAAATATCAATAATGCAAATACTAACCCTCGAAAATAAAACATATTATCTAAATGAATTACCTGAAGAAATTGAAGAAGATTTAAGATTCGCTATTTTAGATAACAGCGACAATCAAAATCCTGATCATTTTTTTATTCCTTTGATTTTTTTAGAAAGTTTCACTGGCCCTGCAGCAGTGCTGCAAATCGGTAAACATCAATTAACCATGCCGCTTGATTGGTGTACTATAGTCGGAGACCCAGAAGGCCCTGACATGGAAATATTGCCGTTGACTAGTTTAAATGATAGAGGGTTTAAAACATTCTGTTTTAATCCATTAAGCAGTTTTAGACCAGAATTTTTAGAAATAGATATTGTTGATATCTATCAAGATGTCAAATGGTATTTTCCAAAAATGCGTTCAGGACAGTTATTGTGTACTCCATTGCACTCGGGAGAAAAACCACAATGTGCTTATTTTGTCAAGGAAGTCAGCAGGCAAAATGAACTCGTTGATTATTCAAAATGTTGGTAAATCATGCCTAGAATATTTGAAAGTCCCGATGGCGGAATGACAGTATATACCAGAGAGGTCGGTAGTAAAGAAAAGAAATTGCATTATGTTAGTCCGACTGCAAAAGCAGAAATGAAAGAAACATTGCTAACGCAAGAATGGTTAGACATACGACATGCTGCTAAAAGTAATCCGGCATTACAAAAATCAGTTGATCATCTTATTATGATGTATAGGTTAATAAAAAATGGCAACAGCGAAACTTGATATTAAACGTGAATTAAAAGCATTAGATACTAAAGATTACGATTTTTACGATAATCTTTCTGATGATGAAAAGAAAGCATTCAATCCTTATATTTTAATGAGATATGCTAGCAATGTTCAAGGGGACGTTGATATACAAGAATGGTTTGTTGAAATGATTAACGAGTGTGTAAACAAAAATTATTCGATTATAAGTAAAAATCATAAATCTTTGGTATGGAAATTATTTACTGCAACGGGGGCGGGCGTTTCTTGTTATCACCCTTATTTGGCTCCTGGTAAAAAAGAAAAAACGAATAAAATAGAAAAATTGTTAGCCGAATTATATCCTGCATACAAGGTGGAAGATGTTAAACTATTAGGATCCATGATGTCAGAACAAGATAAAAATGATCTTTTTGACAAAATGGGATTCGATAAAAAACAACGCAAGGAATACGAATGACAACACCACTTGACATGAAAGGATTTGCATTCAATGTTGGATGTAAAGTTGCAAGAGCAGTAATGTCCGGGCAGAGTCCTAGGTTAGATATTTGCGAAGTTACAAGAATTAAAGATGGCAAAATATATCTTAACAACAGCAGACAGGCAATTACATTTCCTGATCGGTTGCTTATAATTGAACAAGACCCGCTATATCGAATGGTAAAAAAATACGATCAAGAAAAATGATTGCATTGGCTGAACAACCCTTTTCTTGTGTTCATTGTGGCAAGAGTTTTATGAAGGAAAAAACGCTTGTGGCCCATATGTGTGAACAAAAAAGGCGGGCTCTTCAAAGAGACGAAAAACGTGTTCAAGCAGGATATTTTGCCTATAATAGATTTTATCATCTAACACAAAAAAATAAAAAACCCAAGTCTTACGAAGATTTTTGCAATAGTGCATATTACAATGCCTTTGTAAAATTTGGCAGTTTTGTTAATAATGTCAACCCAATCTATCCTGATAAATTTGTTGACTATGTGATTAAAAGTGGCGTAAAGTTAGATCACTGGTGCAGGGATGAACTTTATGAAAGATATTTAAGTGAAATGTTAAAAGTTGAGCCTGTTGAATCTGCTGTACAAAGAACAGTACAAACTATGATGGAATGGGGAGATGAAAACAATGCAAACTTTGCACACTACTTTGATTATGTTAGTTTAAATCGTGCGGTACATGATATCGTTAATGGTAAAATTAGTTCTTGGGTAATACTAAATTCAAAATCTGGAAAAGAAATGATTAGTAAAATGAACGACGAGCAGTTATCAATGATTTCGCCAGTTTTTGATATTAAATTTTGGCTAAAAAAATTTAAAGAACATCCCGCCGATGTTGCACTTGTCATTGAAATTTGCAAAGAAACTGGCATCAAATGACTGTGATAATTCTCAAAGAAAAAAACAGTAGTGAAATTAGCCAACTAGTACATGAATTAAAAAACACCGGTTATAAAGTCGGCGTAGATTTTGATTTCGAATACAGTCCCGGAAGATGGACCTATGAATTAGGAAATATCCCCCGTCAAACAAAATTTACATTTTATAACAGTAAACTAGCAACTTGGTTTTCTTTAAAGTGGGTTTAAAATGAAAACTTCAATCTGGTATCATACTAAAGATCGTCAACCTGATCAAAGCGGATACTACCTCAGTTATAGAGGCTGGGGAATGGGTGGCAAAGCCGATAGCGATCACGATCATGGTTATCTTTATTATCATAAAAAAACTAATCGATGGTATGAATACTCAGGCGAAGTGCGAGCCATGCATCCAAACACTTGTATTGTCTATTACTGGACTGACGCAGACCCATGTGGGTGGGTCGAAAATGATCCACCTGTAGTTTCTCGTGTAAAACCAAAAGATAATCCGGCATTAGAAATTGCTTGGAAAAATGTTGAAGAAGCAATTCGTCAATATGAAATTGTAAAAAGTCTTGTATCATGAGGTGATTATGAATATTGGTCCTATTAATTCAAATGTGTTTAACGGTGTTCAAATGGAACCAGAATTGTCTCCAATGAAGACTGGAAAAGCCAGGGGATGGCTAGGAGAGTATCATTGGGTAAGCCTAGCATTTGATCCAAAGGCAGCTGACAAAACCAATGAAGCTCTAGCATGGTGTCAAAGAAATTTTGATAAAAGCGGTAGTAGATGGTTTGAAAAAGAAAAACGTTTTTATTTTAAAGATGAAAAAGATATGACTGTGTTTATATTAAAATGGTCATGAAAAAGAAAAAACTACTTACTGATAGGACTAACGGGTTACCAGATGAAATAGCCAAAACTGGAGCAAAAGAGATGCAGGAGGAAATTGATTGGGGTATAATGTGCGACCTGTTAAAAGAAGTAGGTTGGGTAAAAATTCAAACAACATGGAGCACACAGTCATTAGAAGATGCATATGATTTGAAAAATTGGTGTAGAAGCAACCTCTACGGAAATTATAAAGGCCGAGGAAAGATTTGGTTGTTTGAAAAAGAAAAAGATGCTATTATGTTTGCATTGAAGTGGTCATGAATTTACAAAAAGACCTTTGGGCAGCATTAGCAGGAAGTGATCCGAAAGAAATGAAAATTATAATGGGCGGTAGACAAGTCGGCAAAAGTGTAATGGCACAAATGTGGAATCAAGTTTTTTCTTATCAAGACTGGTTTTCAATTATTGATAAAAATGTTGTCGATAATTCTATGTGGTATACCGTTAAATGTTCAGAAGGTATATCTATATGGTTACGACAACAACCTAAAGAATTACACTACGAGCATATTAACAACAAATGGGAAGTATATAAAAATATCTATGACATTCATGAAAAGATATATACCGTGTTGCAATTAAAATACGGTGATGTTAAAGTTTAAAATAACAAGCGTAACTATAGCAGAAAACTGGTGTTTAAAAAATATCAGTCCCAGGCTTTATTACTTTCACAATAAAATTGGTGGCCGAGGTTGGCATATTGATAGAAATCGAGATGGATCTTTAGAACTTAAAATTATGGACGATAAAACAGCACTTATGGCCATGCTTGCATTAGGAGAATACGTTGTACGATAAAAATAAAATTGATACTTTTTGTAAAATGCATCAAATAAAAATTATTGATACTAATAAAAGAGCACATAAAATTAATAAATTAGATGCAGTATATTTTAGATCTCCTAAAGATTATAATCTTGTTGATCAAATGTTTTACAGTGAAACTGAACCATTATTTACTGTGGAAATTACACAAAGTGAATTAGAAAAAATTGCAGAATTTGAATCACAGGTTTTTAATCATATGCGGGCAAAAGGGCATTATGACATGTTTACTATGATTATGGAACAAAAAGAAAGAGAGAAAAAATATCGAGATAAATATCCTGCAATTAAAAAAGCCTATGAAAATTATAGCCTTCTTTTAAAGATGGCCGAAAGTGGAGAACTATGACGAGATTATCGGGACTGGTAGAAAAAGGTTGGGGGCATGAATTAATTTGGTGTACCAATGATAAGTACTGCGGAAAATTAATGAAATTTAACAAAGGTGCAAAATTTAGTATGCACTTTCATGCCGATAAAGATGAAACCTGGTACGTGTTGGATGGAAAATTTATTGTAAAATACATAGAAACAAATAATGCCGATGTTTTAGAAAAAGAATTAAATCCTGGCGATGTATGGCACAACCCTCCCTTTTTACCTCATCAAGTTTTTTGTTTAGAAGAAGGCACTATTATAGAAGTAAGCACACCTGATTCATCCGAAGATAATTATCGTATATTCAAAGGTGATAATCAAAAATGAAAATACTTGTTACAGGATATAAAGGATTTATTGGCCAAAATATGGTAAACGCCTTAAAGGATGAACACGAATTATCTTACTTCGAATGGGGAGATGAAATTCCAGATTTTCGAGAGTTAGATTGGTGTATCCATTTAGGAGCCATTACATCAACTACTGAAACGAATGTTGAACGAGTTATAGATCAAAATTATGATTTTAGTAGATTTATTTTAAATGCTTGTCAAACCAACAATGTAAATTTTCAATATGCTAGTTCAGCATCAGTTTATGGATTAAACAACAATTTTTCAGAAACTAGTCCTGCAGATCCGAAAAGCCCATATGCATGGAGTAAATATCTATTTGATAGATATGTACAGGGTTTTTCAAGTAGGTGGACTATACGAGTTCAAGGATTTAGATATTTCAATGTCTATGGTCCACATGAAGACCATAAAGGTGATCAAGCAAGTCCATATCACAAATTTGAACAGCAAGCAAAAGAAAAGGGTGTAATTCAAATTTTTGAAGGGTCAAAAAATTATCTTAGAGATTTTATTCATGTTGATAAAATTGTCGAGACCCACAAAAAATTTTTTAATATTAATGAATCGGGACTATGGAACTTAGGTACCGGATCTGTTAGATCTTTTGAAGATATTGCAAGGGAACTAGCAGAAAAATACGGAGCAGCAATGGAATATATTCCAATGCCTGAAAATATAAAAAAACAATATCAGACATATACCTGTGCTGATTTGACAAAACTTAATAAAACTTTGGAACTATGAAAATAATTGTAAATGGATCTTTTGATATATTACATCTAGGCCATTTACGTTTATTACAGTATGCTAAAAGTTATCCTAATTCATTTGTTTACGTGTTAATTGACAGTGATAGACGAATAAAAGAATTAAAAGGCCGAGATAGACCAATTAATACAGAACACGAAAGAGCAAGTTTTCTAGCAGAATTAAAAAGTGTAGATCAAGTAGATATTTTCGACAGTGACGATGAATTAAGACAATATATAAAAGATTACCAACCAGATATAATGATCAAAGGTAGTGACTATTTTGGTAAGCCTATAATTGGATCAGAATTTTGTAAAAAAATAATATTTTATGACAGACTTGAAAAATACTCAACAACCAAAAAAATTCATGATATTGTTAATAGGTGACAATTGCATCGATGAATACAAAATTGGATCTGTAGATAGATTAAGCCCTGAAGCGCCTGTTCCAGTGGTAAAAATTATCAAAGAATATAAAGCGCCAGGGATGGCCACAAATGTTCACATAAATTTGATGAGACTCAATTGTGAAATGATTTTTTTATCACACAAAGAGCAGATTATAAAAACAAGATTTATAGATGAAAGATCTGGACAGCATTTATTGCGTGTTGATGAAGAACCAAAACTTACACCTTGGCCAGGTGAATTTCCATTCACTTTAGAACATTTTGATGCCATAGTAATTTCTGATTACAACAAAGGATTTTTAACCTACGAGAATATAGAAAAAATTAGAAAAGAATTTAATGGTCCAATATTTTTAGATACTAAAAAGTCTGATTTATCAAGATTCAATGGAATATTTGTTAAAATTAACGAGTTAGAGTATAAGTCTAGGACATCAACAAACGATACACTAATTGTCACTTTAGGAAGTAGAGGCGCAATGTTAAAACAAAATGATAATGAAAAAATGTTTCCAGGACGGCCATCTGATGTTGTTGATGTATGCGGATGCGGAGACACTTTTTTGGCTGCATTGACCTATCAATATTTAATGACAAAATCACTAGATGATGCTATCATATTTGCTAACAAGGCTGCAAGTATAACAGTTAAGCATTCTGGAAATTATGCACCTTTCTTAGAAGAGATTACAAATGCATGAATCAACTATAGTATTGGCCACTGGAGGATTTGATCCTATACATAGTGGGCACATTGCTTATCTAAAATCTGCAAAATCTCTTGGAGATATGTTAATTGTAGGCCTAAACAGTGACGAATGGCTTGAACGTAAAAAAGGTCGAGCATTTATGCCATGGAATGAGAGATTGTGTATATTAAATAATCTTGTTATGGTTGATGAAGTTTATACATTTGATGACGAAGATGGATCTGCAAGAAAATTTATTCATCAAGTAAGAGCACACTATCCTACTGCTAAATTAATTTTTGCCAATGGCGGAGATCGTACGGAATCAAATATTCCAGAAATGGACATTGTAGATTCTAATTTAGAATTTGCTTTTGGTGTTGGTGGAACTGATAAGAAGAACAGTTCTAGATGGATTTTAGACAAATGGAACAACAATGCCTGATATTGATATTGACTTACCAGATCGATCTAAATTACTTGATATTATACAGCACGTTCCTGCTTCAATAAAAACTGACGAAGGTGAGTTTAAAAAACACAATACTGGAGTTTATTGTCATTCAATACCAGTCAATCCTTTGCAAAATTTTTCATCTTTTGATTATAAAGAAGCAGAAAAACGAGGTTATTTTAAAGTAGACTTTCTAAACGTAAGCATATATAAAGATGTTAGAGACGAAGAACACTTGAATCAACTTTTAAATCAGGAGCCGCTATGGGAACTTCTAGAACAGGACGATTTCACCAACTTGCTGTTTCACGTCAACGGACATGGTTCAATCTTAAGAGAAATGAAGCCGAAGACTATACTCCAATTAGCGGCAGTTTTGGCTATGATACGCCCCGCGAAACGTTATCTGATTGGGAAAGATTGGACTACGGTGATGAACGAAGTTTGGATGAAACCGACCACCGATGAGTATTATTTTAAAAAGAGCCATGCCCATAGTTACGCAGTATTAGTAGTCATACATATGAACCTGCTATGTGAAAAACTTGCAAACGGCGAACCGCTTTCATAGCATGTGCTTTTTTAACTATTTTACTAAATAAGAGTATGATAGTTTATCCTCGAACATGCCCAGATTGCAATTATATTGCAAACAATCCAGCAATGTTTTCGTATCATAAGAAAACTCACAATGCTATTCCTGCAGAAACATATTGCCATTTTGGTTGTGGATGTTTAGCAACACACTGCAATACTGGTGGAAAATATACTTGCTGTAAAAATTATCAAGATTGCAAATCTTATATAGAACAACTATCCATTAGAACAAAAGAAAGTTGGACCAAAGATTCTTCTCGCAAAGAAAAAACAAAACAATCTCTAATTGCTCGACTACACAATCAAGAAACAGTCAGTAAGATGATAGAAACAAAAAGAAAAAAGTTTGGAAAGTTAGATCCTGCCGTTGCTAAAGAATACAGGCAGTACGCCCGAGCAATTAGACAACGAGCACAGAAGTGGGCTAGAGATAATGGATATGAAATAGGAAGACAAACTTATCACGTTGATCACAAATTAAGTATTCAAGATGCGTGGAATGCAAAGTTGTCTGCTGATATTGTAAATCATCCATTAAATTTACAAATTATAGAATCAAAGAAGAATACAAGTAAGGGAAGCAAGAGTATTATAACAGTTGCTGAATTGTTGCAGTTAATTAACGAGTATTCTTAATTGATCTTACCAATTGAATACTTTTTCTTTTAATTCTTTTTTCGGCAATTTCTGTAAGATTAACAGTTGGACCAAAAATTAATTTTACGTCTTTAGAATTGAAAGTTTTAATAAACGGTCGAAATACAGTCATTTCTTTTTTAAGAAAAATATTTATGGGAATTTTCCTGTTACTTTCCCACCACCAAGTTTCTCCCATTTCTAAAAAAAATTTACGTTCTTCAAACCCTATAATCATCGCGAGATCGTAGATACTGACAATATGATCATCGTAATTTAAAATTATACCAACATATTCTATATCATTAGATTTAATGCAAGATAAAAAAGGAAAATTTTGTTGTAATTGATTAGACATCCTAGTAAATAAATAATAATATGCAAAATTTGCCAATCTATTTATATAATTACAAATTCGATGTAATATTAGATTTGGACTCTACTGTTAAAGGGGCGAATAGGGTCATGTATCAACGAGACTTAAAATTACAAAAAGGTGTTAAAAATCAAGTAAGAGTTCAATTTAAAAACAGTGATCAAAAAAACATAAGAATTTACAATACACAGACGTTTGTATTCAGTATGTTTGATGCAGTAAACCAAAGATTAATTTTGGAAAAGCCTTTAGATGTTTTAGACACTGGTTCAACATCTACTAAAGGCCTAGCAGTATTGACTCTAAACGAAAGCGAAACCATCGATTTAGATAGATCTAGTTATCAATTTACTGTTAAAATGATGGATAATGCCGACAGTTTTGTTCCCACATATTCTAACACATATTATGATGTAGCAGGTACATTACACCTCAGTAACGACCTAGTTCCGGTATTAAAAGACAGCACAGTGGTAGATGCCTTTGTAAAAACATATAACGATAGTATTCAAAAATATGAACACAAAAGCGGAAATATCTATGCCAATCCGGAATACAATAGCAATACTGCATTGCATACTGTGGCCATGTACATGACTAATTATAAAGGCACTGTTTATATACAAGGTACTTTGGACAATAGCCCGGGCACCAGCGGAAACTACAGTACTATAACAACAAAAACTTATAACGGATTTACTGGAGTAGACCCAGTATCTTTTAATGGAATATTTTCATACATTAGAATAATGCATGTACCTGCAAAAGGGCCTACCGATTCTGATAATGATAATCCTACATTTTTCGGATCATTTGACAAAATTCTTTACAGAAGTTAAACTTTTGTAATGAATGATATTCAAACCGCGTTATTAACAGTATTACCATCAAAAAGAAAATCTACTCCGTCTGGGTGGATAGCCTTTGATGCGCCCTGCTGCATTCATAGAAATGAAAGTAGAGACGAACGTCAACGCGGCGGAATACTAACCAATGCCAATGGCGGATTTCAATACCATTGCTTTAACTGCAATTTTGCAGCAGGTTGGACTCCCGGGCATAACATTTCAAACAATACAAAAAGTTTATTTAAATGGCTAGGAATGACTTCCGATGACATATTAAAACTTGGACTATTTGCATTAAAACTTCGAGACAGAAATGTAACGTCAGTAAAAAAATTAAGTTTTGAATTAGAAGAAAAGAAGTTGCCAGACAGATCAATGAGCATATTAGAATGGGCTCGACAAGATCTAGAAGAAGAAATTAAAACTGATCTGTTAAAGATATTTAAATATCTTGATTATCGAGGTATGGATGTTGACTGGTATCCATGGCATTGGAGCCCCAGTCCCGGATACCGAGATAGATTATTGATTCCATTTTATCACGAAGGAAAAGTAGTAGGATTCACTGGAAGAAAAATTACAGAAGGTCGGCCTAAATATCTCACAGATGCACAGCCGGGATATGTTTTTAATCTCGATCGTCAAAAAAACTGGGATAGAAAATATCTAATAGTCACAGAAGGACAACTAGATGCCATAGCCATTGACGGCGTGGCTATCATGCATAATGAACCAAATGAAACACAGGCCAGCAGAATTAATACATTGGGCAAAGACGTTATTGTAGTTCCCGATAATGATCGACCGGGTGCTAAACTAGTGGCCAAGGCTGTAGAATATAATTGGTCTGTTAGTTTACCTCCTTGGGAAGATGATGTTAAAGATGTTTCTGATGCAGTAAAAAAATATGGTAGGCTGTATACTCTGTACAGCATTTTGCAATACAGAGAAACTAATGTATTAAAAATACAATTACTACAGAAAAAATTAGAAAATTTATGAACAAACCTAATTATAATTTAGACATGCAAAAACTGTATCTAGAAATGTTTTTATCAGATGCAGAAACATTTATAAGATGTCAAAACATTTTTGATCCCAATAACTTTGATAAAAAATTACAGGAAATTGCTACCTTTATCACGGAATATGTTGATCAGTATCGAGTCATGCCCGAAGTTAAAATTGTTAATTCTGCTTGCAGCAGTGAATTAGAATCAGTGGCCCTGCCTAAAGAAAATTACGAATGGTTAATGAATGAATTTGAAAAATTCAGCAGACACAAAGGACTAGAAAGGGCTATATTACAATCAGCAGATCTATTAGAAAAAGGTGAATATGGTCCTGTAGAAAAACTAATCAAAGATGCTATTCAAATCAGTTTAAACAAAGACATGGGCACTGACTATTTCAGCAGCCCAAGAGAAAGATTAATGAAATTAAAAGATAATAACGGACAAGTTTCAACCGGTTGGCCCAGTGTTGATAAAAAACTATATGGCGGTTTTAACCGTGGAGAACTTAATATCTTTGCAGCAGCATCGGGCGGCGGTAAAAGTCTATTCCTTGCTAATCTAGGAGTCAACTGGGCACTGATGGGATTAAATGTTGTTTATCTAACTTTCGAACTCAGCGAAAATCTAGTCAGTATGCGACTAGATTCAATGATGACTGGTATTAATACTAGGGATATATTTAGAAGCATTGATGACGTGGAAATCAAGGTAAAAATGCTGGAAAAACGCAGCGGAAACCTGCAGATCAAGTACATGCCCAGCGGTAAAACAGTCAACGACATTCGTGCTTATCTCAAGGAGTATCAGGTTAAAACAGGATCTAAACCCGATGTATTATTAATTGACTATTTGGATCTAATGATGCCTGTCAGCGTCAAAGTCAGCCCCAGTGATCTCTTTGTCAAAGACAAGTATGTGTCAGAAGAAATTCGTAACTTGGCCATGGAAACGCAGTGTATTACTGTCACAGCCTCGCAGTTAAATCGCAGCGCCGTAGAAGAAATTGAATTTGATCACAGTCACATTTCAGGTGGATTAAGTAAGATTCAGACCGCAGACAATGTCATAGGTATCTTTACCAGTCGCGCTATGAAAGAGCGGGGCAAGTATCAAATTCAGTTTATGAAAACACGCAGCAGCAGTGGTGTGGGGCACAAAGTTGATCTTGACTTTAATGTTGATACATTAAGGATCACTGACAGCGGCGATGAAGAAATAGAATCCAGTTTAAAAGATATGAAATCTTCGGTCTATCAAGGACTAAAGAGAACCAGTACTGTGACCACAACCACAGACAGTGAAACTGGTGAAATTAAAATGTTGGACCCAAATCAAGGATCGGCTTTGCCTAAAATTAAGACCAAGCCAGTGTCGGATATTAGAAATCTTCTAAATACTCTTAATAGCGAGCGTGATTAAACCAGTGTTTAGTTTCAATTTTAGTGGCTTCATTGATCACATGCCGCCACTGTTGATCTTCGTCGTAGTCAAACACTGATTCTAGATCAGCAGGCACTGCGAGCCAAGTTTGACTTAATTGAACCTGGGGTTTTAGGGGCAGCAGTTCTTTTTCTAATTCACTGCTGTGCCATTTGGTAAATCCAGCAACGACTCTGAAATAGTCAGGTCCCTGACATTCGCTGATTGCAGCCAGTATGCTGACATCGTGGCTGACTCCCAGATCCTCTGTGAGTTTAACAGTATTGCCAGTGTACCAATCTAAACTGTGTATGATATTGACTCGATTTTGCCCTTCAGTGCCCCCATTATACAAGGGCCTATTCTCGGGCAAACTCAGTCCAACGTTGTGCATCACAGTTTCGAAACTAAGTTCGTTGTTATAGGGCCTATTGATCTGTAGTGCAATAGCGCCATGCGAATCATGATCCACTACAAACAACACGCTTTTGGCCATTTCCGCCATACCCTGCCTTAATGGATGCGCGGCTAATAAATATCCTTGAAAACTTTGACTCATGAGATTATTTAACTCAACCTCATCGGCCAAAAAAAATATTCGCGAAGCGAACCGGGGAAAAGCGATATTTTACCCCCAGTTAAATACCAACTTAATTAAAAGATATCCAAGGATAAATTACGTAGCCGCAGTAGACTGAGTCTACGTGACAGATCCTGTTGTAGTTGAGGCAGTACAGACATCAGTGTATTGCCAGTGACATGAAATGCTAAACCTCCACGATCACGCCACTGAGCACAGTTACTGGATCGATCATCCACTAGAATATCCCCGGCCCTACAGTGCTGTTGTTTGTCTACAGCATAGGGACCAAAACGTACACCAATATCGGGAAAGTGATCTCGGGCCCACGCGACTTTGTCGCTGAAAGCATCGGGCACATCGTTTTTACTGGGTATGGCAGTGAGAAAGTACAGCCCCCAGCCTAGAAGATCTCTATACTGTCTAGCAACAGTGACCAGTTGATCCACTGACTGCATCAACGGTAAATTTCTATACAAGTTTGGATGCTGTTGACAGAGTCTAACCCAGGTATCAACGTCTACTGTATAAGTGCTACCAGCGCGAGCACGAGTGACATAGCCCAGTTCACGAACCCCACGATCCCAATCAGCACAGACTCCGTCCATGTCTAGATAAAAAATATTTTTCTGCATATTATAAATTGTCCTTGATTATCTGGCAAAAATTTGAATGGTCAGCCTTGGTTGATCTGTTAACACTGGTGTAACCCAATGGCTGAGTCTACTGTGATTTATCACAGCAGTATTTTCACAGGGTGTTAAACTGTGAATTAGAGAATTTGAATCTGTCCAATGAAAAATTCCACCCCACTGTGGATCCCAATAAGAGTTAAGATAGACAGTAGCAGCCCATAGATATTTACTGTCTCGATGGGAATTTATAGCACTGAATTCTAACCAACGATAGTAAAAAATTTCTAAATTTTCACAGTTTAAATGAGGTCTTTGACGCTGTACAGCACGTTGTACTAGACCATTGATCCAATGATTAGCGGGAGCCATTAAAACCTGTCCCAAATGTCCTTGATATAGTTCAGGCGCCCAACGAGAAAAATTTGAAAAAAACTGTGAAACCGGGGGCGTATGTGCCAGCACAAATTGAAATTCACGTGGTGAGAATAGATTTTTTATTATGTCCATATACATGGGATTATACTGTAAAACAAACTGAAAAACAATAGTCTGTGACTATTTACACAGTGTAGACCGAGACATATACAGAGATTAAAAAAATTGCTGCGCAAAATTTTTAACTACCGAAATCTATGTTTACTGAAAGTTTTTAACAGTGTGGGAGGTCTATACAGCAGTTTAAAATTTTGCGCTACAAAATAAAAATGGTACGGAGATCTCGGCCCCTGGTGATTTCTGACCACATACCCATGGTGTTTTTGGGGTTTTTGAGAGATTTTTGGCAAGCGGTTGCTAGCACCGCTTGCTGACTGTGTCAACTGTGACCCCCCATGCCCTGGGGAGCCCCAGGGTCTCTCAGATGGCCTCAGCCACCACCGAGGCCGCCGCCGTAGCCCGCTTGGCAGCGCGGGCCTCACGCTTGCGGATCGCGTCCCGGCTCATGCTCAGCGTCTTGGCGGGCTTGCTGGGCTTCTGCTCCACGACCACAGCGGCCTCCACGCGGTCCCAGTTGCCCAGGATGTAGGTGCGGGCCAGTTGGCGCTTCATGCCCAGGGCCATCACCGCGGGGATCAGGCTCACGGCGTCGCTGCCCAGGGCCTTGGCTTGGGCGATCATCTCACGGACTTGCAGTGCCTTGCTCATTTGTTGCTCCTAGTTGCGTTACAGTTCTTGCAGTATAAGCTCAGTCAGAAACCCTGTCAACCGCTGGGCTTTAGGCCGCAGCCCGGAAAAAGCCGTAGGGCAGGCCGTTGAGGTAGCACAGGTACTCCCAGTCGCCACCGGCCTCGTCGGCTTCCATGATCCAGCGCAGCGCGGTCTCGCGGTCCTTGGCACCAGCACGGATGGTCTGCTCAATCCGCTTGCAGAACTTCACCACAGCACGGGCCTCGTCCTCACGGCGGGCACGCTCACCGCGCTCGATCTCCCGCGCCAGGTACTGGAACTCCTCCTCGAAGTCCTGCTCGGTCCAGTTGCTGGTGTCGATGCCACGCGGGCGGACACCGTGGGCGTCCTTGTACATGTCCCAGTAGGTGCAGGCCATCTGCTCGAGCACGGTCATCTCTTCCCAGGTCTTGAACTGTTCCATCGTCTGCTCCGTTGCGTTCATCATGTCAGTAGTATATGATCGAACAAAGACCCTGTCAACCGCTGGACTTGGGGCTGGAGTGCCGAGGCTGTGGCTTGTGTGCCACAGCCTAGGATCACACGTACTGCATCTGCCGGGGGCTCAGCGGACGCTGGAACCGAGGCGCCGGGTCCTGTGCCCAGTCGATGATCTGCTGCCGCAGGCTCTTGCGGAAGCCGCTGCGCAGGTTGCTGGTGATCAGCTTGCTGACCTGCGTCCAGAAGCCCAGCCCCACAGCATCACGCAGGCGCTCCACCTGTTGGCGGGTCAGCCCTGCCTTACGGGCCGTGTCAGCATCTTGACGGCGCTGGCTGCGGCGCTGCAGGACTTGGTTGCGGCGCTGCCGGTAGGCCAGGTAAGCCTTGTACTCAGCCTGCACTTCGGGCGTGGCATCCACCGAGGATGCGTAGCAGGGGTAGCTCCAGCCGCGGGTGGTGGCGAACATGATCTCGTGGGCGGTGCGGCTCACCGGATCCCACACGGTCATGAAGAAGTCGCTGTCGTCGTACATGTTGCGCTCACGCTCGGCCACGCACAGCCCGTGGTGCGTGGTGTACAGGGTGTCGCCCTGGCGCTGGTCGTTCATGCCGCTGACGCCGGGCAAAGGGCAGTACTCGCCCGGGTGGAACTCGGTGCGCAGAGTGCGGGCACCGTTGGAGTAGTCAAAGGAAGAACCCAGGTTGATGATCGGCATCGTCGACTCCTTTGTTTCAGTGTCAGTAGTATATGATCGATCAATGACCCTGTCAACCGGTGGGTTATTGCTCCTCTACCTCATGCCACACATCATTCCACGGGTTAGAATCGTCGGCTTCATCGGCGTAGTCCCACGCAGCCTGCGAAGTTTCAAATTCAGCAACCTCGATCCGAATCACATCTCCGTAGTCCCGAACGCATCTCTTTACAACCCACATCATCTGCTCCTTGTGGAGGTTCAGTGCCAGTGGGCTCAGCCCAGGACCAGCGAGTCCAGTTCCACTTCGACCTGCTGCTGCTTCTGCAGGTCGGCGATCTCCTGCAGTTCGAAGTTGACTTCGATGCGCACACCCTCGAGGAACTCAGCCCAGAGGTCCTCGCCGTAGAACTCTTCGCAGGTGATCTCGTCGAACATCGTTTTCTCCTTGCTACAGTTCTTGCAGTATAAGTTCAGCGAGCAGTCCTGTCAACCGCGCTTGCGATCGTTGATCCACAGCAGGATGCTGGCAATGGTCACAGAGATCACAGTGACCGCTGTGATGGCCAGGGCAGTGCCCGCAATCACGTAGACCAACAGCAGCAGGTTGTCCAGCATCATCAACTCCTCAGTGTCCTTGCAGTATAAGTTCAGCGAGCAGTCCTGTCAACCGGGGCTGGAGTGCCGGGTTGTGGCTTGTGTGCCACAACATCTGTTCAGAGGTTGACGTAGCCGCCTTCCCTAAGAAGACGCCTAGCGGTGTTCATGTCCCTGACTGCGGTGCAGCGGATGCGTATGCGTTGCCCCTCCATCTGCAGATCGGTGAGGTCCTTGGCTTCCTTGAGTCCCATGCCCGTGATCACACGGATTGCCTTGATCATGGCCACACGGTTGTAGGTCTGGGGCACATTGTCAGGGCGCAGCTCGATGACACCGCCGTCGGTGTGCCCCATCAAGACTGCAAACAGGACATCACCTTTGAACTTGGGGTCCATGGCACCGGTAATGGTGTCCCAGACTCGTTGGCCCTGCTCGGCGCCGTAGGCCTCCATGACCAGTTGCATGAAGCGAACACCAGTGTGGACTAGGTCGCTGTGAACATCGTTGATCTGCATTTCAGTCACCTCGCTTGTCAGTGTTCAGGGTGGGCTTGACAGCACGGCGGATTTCGACTTCCCTGCGGTGCGCTTCGGCCTTGCCGCGCACAATCTCGTGGACAACGATCTCGATCTCGTTCTTGTCGTTGAGTTGGCGCAGGGCGGCGCAGAGCGTCCAGTCCTTGCTCTCAGTCTTGGCGCGGTAGAAGTGCTTGGCAGCACGGGCCCGCACACTCTTCAGCACCGTGCTCTCGGTCTTGGCAGTGACGCCAATGTAGTTCCCACCTGCGACACGGAGTTCGTAGATGATGTGATTGCGGTCGCTGCGCTTCTTGCGGGTTGCTTGGGCTTCAGTCATCGTGTGCTCCATCATGTCAGTAGTATAGCACCCCTCAATGACCCTGTCAACTGGTGTGATTTACCAGTTGAACTCGCTGCTCAACCCCAGCGCCTGCTGCTCTTCTGGGCTCAACTTGGCAAACGCTTGCCGCCGCAGGTTGCGTTGACGCTCCTCTTCACGAGCCTCTTCTTCCTTGATTTCCACACGCCAATCCAACTCATGCAGGGCTTCTTGATTCTCCGTAGAGTAGGTCAGAGTCAGCTCTACGGAGCGATCACGGCAGCCGTCACGATCGCTCAGGACGAACTTGGCATCGCGGACAGCCAGTTCCCAGTTAGTCTTTGTGGCACGCTCTAGCATAGCCATCAGCCGTTGCGGGTAGGTAGCAGCCTGCTCTGCTTGGTATGCAGCTCGCTCTGCTGCTTCACGGGCCAGTCGTTCTGCTTTGGTTTCGCGTGCCATTTCGTGTGCTCCTTGCTGCTATGTCTGTACTATAGCACCCCTCAAAGACCCTGTCAACCTTAGGGCTTTTGGTGGCACAGGTCCACGGATTCGGAGTAGTAGCCGTTGGACTCGCCCAACCAACGAACGTCCACATAGCCCTTACGGGTAGCGAACTTGTAGAAGGTAAAGGTGTAGGACTCGAACATTTCGTCCTCGATGTCTGCAGGCACTTCGCCCTGAACTTCTTCGGCGATCAGCAAGGGCTCACCTACCAAGTCCTCGAGATCACCAACGATGTCGTTGATGTACACAGACTCACAGCAGGACTGGAAGTGGGTGAACACAAAGCGCTCGCCGTTCTGGTCAACGAACACCATCTCACCCGAGCCCACCGAACCTTCTACACGAACGAAGGTACGACCAACCATCGAGCGCAGACCTTCTTGGGTATCAACCATATCGTTCCAGTTCAGTTCCATCATCTGCTCCTGTTTGCTTACTGTTCTTGCAGTATAAGCTCAAACAAAGACCCTGTCAAGTGGTGGGCTATCGACCGATTGTTTGCTGGCGCTTGAGCAGAGCCCGTTCAGCGTCAATCAGCGTTTCCACACGGTTGATCAGGTCAACGTAGTAGTCCGAACGATGACGGGCATGGGTCAGCCGTTGATCAAGATCAGCACACTGTTCCAGGCTATACCGAACACCCAAAAGGGTGTCAATCAGATCGTCCCGGCTGTTAAAGGTAAGATCGCTCATTTCAGCACTCCCCGCGATAGACGACTTCTTGGACACCGTAGGGCATGAAATAACTGGCCCGAACCAGTTCTTCGGCATGTTGCTCGTCTTCGGCACGAACTCGCACATAGTCGACAAAGGTGCCCTGATCATCTTCGCATTCGAAGAACACATCGTAGAATCCCAGAACTGCTTGGTCCATCTCGTCTGCTCCTTGTTTCGCTATGTGTGTATTATACGGCAGGATGGATCAGGTGTCAACTCCAGATGCGATTTGGGATTTATTGTCAAATCTTCTTTACCTTGCCGAGAACCGGATCGTTGGCAATGTAGCCCTTGTAACCGTTGTCCATATCTCGGGCGGAACCAAAAGTGTAGATCATTTTGTTGTCGTCAGGGCGAACAAAGACCCATTCGAAACTGCTGTTCTTTACGGTGTAGACCACACTTCCTTCGTAGAACCTACGGAAAGC